GTGAAAACAGAGGAGGTTCTAATACGACCCAAACTGATTCATGGACAGTGGGACCGACTTTTGGATCTAATGTGATTAGAGGACTTCTAATGGGATTCACTAGAGATAGGAGAATTACTAAAGGACTGGCCCCCAGCAACCAACCTGACGATAATAAGATTGGGGAAGGGTTAGTTTTCCATATGAGTCCTACTCAATCTATTAACACAAGTGGGGTTACTTTCTTAGCTGCTTCTGCTGACGCAGGATACTGTGTGCAAGATGGGGTTCCTCCGAGCGGTTATTATGGTATTGCGGTAGACACTTCGACTGCTACCGCAGGTGGTCACCGATTCAATGATAGTTCCTCTATGTTTGTCCACACTGCTGTGACAGTGGATTACGGAGCAGATGCGGTAAGTATTTATCTTAATGGAGAACTTCTCACCTCCCAGACAGTGGCTGCTACTTTCGGAACCGCAGGAGCCCCTCAGATCCCCTCTATGACCGATACCTCCTCCTTCGCATACGATGTACCCTATAAGGACGAACTGCCCCCTAACGCGCCCCTGTTCCCTCCCAATAGCCTAGGCTTCCGAGACTTCTGGTACTGGGATGGGCCAATTCCCGAAGGGTCTGCTAACAATATGTCTCTCACTCCGTGGATTATTGGAGGAGGGTATACCGATGGGATGCATCCTGACGGATTAGGGGGTCTTTCTCTCGTAAACAACACCAGCAGTGAGGGGATGAACTTTATGGGTGGAAAATGGGGAGGCAAAAAAAGTGGGCTTCACGGTTTCATTGGAAGTCTGAAGCTATATAACAGGGCACTTTCTGCGGCTGAAGCCCTTCAGAACTATAATGCCCAAAAGGGCTTCTTCACGACCATTAGAACTTATCCTTATTAATCATGGCAACTACTACCACACATAACACTTATGGAGCCAACGTAAGTCTTGCAGTTAAACGCAATGCTTCTGCGAAGTTCAAGCAAAAGTATGGATTTAATTATCCCTTAGTGGGGCAGTTCAAAACGGTTACAGGGGTTCCGGCCTCCTTAAAAAGTAATGTTAGTGAGGGGGGCTATTTTAGTAAGACTTATGGCACTACTTTAGTTAGAAATAACTTACGACAACTTCTTCTGTGTGAGAAAGGAGAGAGGGTTATGCTCCCTCAGTATGGGATCTCTCTTCAAAAGTATTTGTTTGAGCCCTTGGATGAGACTACTTATTTTTTAATAAAAAACGATATTTTAAGAACCTTAAAAGAATACTTCTCTATCGTAAATGTTATCTCTCTTTCAGTATTTTCAGGTGCTTTAGATGCAGACAGAAGCCAACTTATTATTAAGCTAACTCTCCAAATACTGGACGAGTCATTAGATATTTTCGATGCCGAGGTTACAATAGGATAATGGTATTTTCAGGAACAACAGAAACAGATTTTATGAAGCTTGCGACCATCCCAGAGCGCAAGAAGCAAGAGTACATAGACTACGCTGGAACAGATTTCTACTCTCTCAGAGAGAATCTTATTGACTACATTAAGTCCGTATATCCTCTAGACTACCAAAACTTCTCTGAGTCTGACTTGGGTGTAATGCTTACTGAATTAGTGGCATACATGGGTAGCGTCCTCTCGTTGAAAGGAGACATGTTAGCTAATGAAAACTACTTAAGAACGGTTAAGACAAGAGACAACCTTCAAAAACTTTTAGAGCTTATTGGTGTGGATATGCGAGGCCCGTTAGCAGCGGGGGCTAATGCTAAACTTACTTGTACTACTGTCCCCGTTGTGGCTAACTTCCCTCTTACCTATACTCCTGCTAATAGGGTTTTTGCAATTACCGCTAAAGAGGATGGTGCGCCAGTAAATTACACCTTATACAAGATTGAAAATAATGCAATTCAAAATATCCAAAATGCTAACGCTTCTTTTGATTTAGCGGGGAGTGAGGGTATTGGTGACACAAGCTCCGTATTTACTAACTTAGCAATGCTAGAGGGATCTCTTTCTATTCAAGAAGGAACTTTTGATACCTTAGAAGGCAATAAAAGAGTAGCCCTTACGGACTCTCCTATCATTGACGGCTCTGTACAAGTATGGGTCAATACCTCCAACTCAGATGATCCTGCCAACGGGGCGTACAAACAAGTGGATAGGCTCTTCGCAGCGTCTGGGACAACGGATAAAGTTTTCCAAATCGTCAACGATGATGATTATGCGGCTACAGTCCTGTTTGGAGATGGTGCCATCGGGATCTCTCCTCCTGCGGGGGCTCAGTTCACGGTTCTTTACCGTGTGGGAGGAGGCTCTAGAGGTAACATTGGGGCGGGGGTAGTTAATGTTGAAACCACCGCCGATACAGATGATGGAACTACTCTAACTTTTACAACCGAAAACAATACTCCCGCTACAGGGGGCCAAGCAGCCGAAACTGCGGAACATGCTAAGAAATATGCTCCCTATACCTTTAAACGTCAGGATCGAGTGGTGACGTTAGAAGATTTTATTGCTATTGGAAACACGTTTAGGAGTAAGCAGGGCACTGTAGGCAAGACTACTGCTGCTGTGAGAGATGCCTATTCCTCAGGTAATGTTATTGATGTCTATACTTTGGAAAAATTAGACGATCTTCGCTTACAAAAAGCGTCTACCACTTTTAAGAAGGAGCTTTTAGAGGAAATCGAACCTAAGAAAATGCTTACTGATGAAGTTGTGGTTGTAGATGGTTTAATTAGAACTTTAGATATCGTTGTAACCATTAGAATTGATAGAGAATTAGAAACTTTTGAAGCTCAAATTGAACAAGAAGTGGGCAGTACAATTCTAGACTACTTCAATATTGACAATGCCGACTTTGGAAAACCTTTTATCACTACGGAACTGAACAGAGAAATCTTTAGACTTCCGAGTGTTCGATACTCCACTATCGACCATTTACCTGAGATCACTAATGTTGAATTTAATGAGATTATTCAACTCAATAACTTTACTATTAATACTGTTAAAATCTAATGTCCAGAAGATATGTAAAAAAAGCTAAGTTCAATAGTCTAAACCAGATCACCCCTGAGGTTGTAGCTGTAGTTTCTGCTAAAGATAGCGTACAAAATTCAGCAGACACTCAAAAGTATTTTCAAAGAAACTACTTGGAGGCGATTAGGCAGATTATCCCCAACTTTTACTTTGCTGATGAAGCAGCTATTAGTGGCACACAGGTATCGTTTCCTAATCAGTTAATTAACTCTCATATCCTCGCAGTAAAGAATCAGCCCACTACCTTTCCGCTTTCTAGCTTAGAAAGTGATACCTATCTTTCCTCTCTCAACTCTCCAGAGGGGCTGGCATCATATTTTTACACCGACAAACCCCCATCTCAAATAGACGCTGATGATTTTGAAAGAAATATTTTATTTCCTTTAGGCTTGTCAATCAATTCGTTCACCACTAGCTCTTCCTTTACTGATTTTGTTAGCGGAACGCTTCTGCCTAAGATACCCTCCATACACACGGGACACCATGCAGGGGCTGACTTAGCTACGCTCACAGCTAGTGCATACTCAACTGATTCTTCTGGAACTTACAAATACTTAGCGGAGAATTTGGGTTGGTTTTTCTTCTTGAATCGAGGACAAGATAGTCTTCCTTTCGACGCTTCTACCGCACTCCCTGAGCTTCTCACCAATACAGTGTGGAAGGGAAGACCTTTAGTATTAGCTGATAACCTTAACGTCTTTGAAGAGTACTTATGGCGCAATGAAGGAAACTTTGCACTTACTGATAAAATTGTTCCCGCTGCTTATGCCTCTGCCACAAGTAATGAATCCACCTATACTAGTGGTGTACAATTACTAGACAGGCTTAAAACCCTTAACTCGGTTGTTTACTCACCTGATTTTTTAAACTCTACCGACTCCCGCATAGAAACGGCGTTTAGTACATTCTTTAGTACCTCATCTCCGTCAGTAGAAGGAACGCTGATCACCGATACTGTCGAAGCTGGCCCCCTTACACGCTTTTTAGAGGCTATGTCATTTAGCATAGCTGATGGTGTAGGTGAGCAAGCTGAGTTAAACACGCTATATGACATAGGTAAATGCCCTCAGGAATTCTTGGAACTTCTAGGTGAGTTAATTGGGTGGAAGTTTATCGGTTCTGATTTTGATAAGTGGAGAGTTCAGTTACGCAATGCGGTTAAGCTCTACAAGATGAAAGGAACCAAGAGAGCAGTCCAATACTTAATGGACACTATGTTCTCGACGGGAGTGTTTAACGTAACCACTAGCGACACTCTCAGCGAGTTGTGGGAATCCTATGTCCCAGACCTAATCTACTACTCTCTCGCCACTAGTTCAGCAGCGTTTAAAGACTTAAATACTTATACACCAGAGTTAGCATTACAGTTTGGGGTCAACGACTATGATCCCACTAGTATGCACAGAAATATTCAATTCTTAGTTGATAAGATCCTCTTTGATTTAGTAAGAGAGTTTCCTGATAGCTTCTTACTTGGAGGAAAACCTTTCCCTGTTCCGCAGTTAATGTTAACCGGAACTCCATACACTGGGGCATACCATATTGTTCCAAACAATACTCCCCCTGTTCGCGGTCAGGTTAATTTTCCTAAATTCTTTACAGGGTCTCGGCCCGATACGGAGTCTGAGTTACTTACCTTAGACGTAAATGAAAACTTCTTGTTTAACTATAGAGGAAGAGTATACCTTGTTCCTCCGTATGAAAAACGACAATATTACGCTAATACGCAGGTTCATCTTGACATGATCGAAAGGATTGAATACTACCTAAGATGTTATGGCGTAGATAAGAATTTTGCTAAATCTATCAAAGATTATTTAGTTACTAATACAGCCGAGTCATTAGACGCAAAAAAGATAATTAACAGCTTTATACTCTATACTCCTGAAAAAACTTATCCGCCTAACTACGCTGAAATATTGAGGGATGCCACTAAGGAAAAAACTCCCGATCCTGTGAGCTTACTGAGCATGTGGAACGGAAAGTCTTCTCACTTCCTTATGTCTTTTGATGCCAGCACGTTTGATTGGGATTCTCAGAAGCTTAATTCTACATCTAAGTATGGCCTCACTAAAGTTCTTAAGGTAATTGATCAAGTAGTCCCCGCTCACGCTATCCCAGAGGTTCTCCTTACTGTTTCTTCTGTTGCTGACGGGATGGATGCACTGGTAGACAATGATTGTAGAGAGTGGAAGCCCAATTTCAATAGTTTCTTTGAAGGGTCCAGTACGGTTACCACAGGGTTTGGAACATGTGCAGTCGATATGATCGCATTAGCTGATGCGAACGGTATTCCCCAACATGGCTTTAAACGATCACAAGTAGACAACATTAATGATGTGTTGCTCTCAGGAACAACGTACACTTCGGTTAAAAGGAACTCATTACGAAGAAGAAACTTTAGAAACCTTCTTCCTGAAAATGAAATGTTTACGAGGATTGGGCACAATAATCCCGGAAGTTTACAACTTTCCACAGCGTACTACACTTCTAATACAGGGTTTATTCCTTTAGGGTTTATCCCCTCTGCTACGGCGTTCAAGGAAGTGGCTACGAGACCCAATAACTATGAGTATGGGATAGGAACCTTATTAGATACCTCTAATCTAGATCCCGTGTGGGACATCTGCCAGAACTTAACTTCCCCTAGCTCCGTTTTTGGTTATAATGTAAGCAATACATTTCCTTCTAGAGCGAAGCAGTCACTAGCTAGTTCAGCTTGTAGCACCTATGGTAGGCGTGGACAACTAAATGAGATACTATACGTCATGAATAAGATGCATGACCAAGAAAAGTATTTACAGGCAAGTAGTATTGTATCGGGGTACTTCGAAGCGATAACCGCTGGAGCGCAGCCCACCACAGTAAGTAGCGATCTTCTAGTTCCTACCGATTTTAGTGCGTGGTATGCTCAAGACGCTCAACATGGAGGATTGAATGTTCCTAAATCCATGGGAAATTATCTCATTAACTCCGAAGCAGCGGACAAGTCTTTAAATTACTACGAGCATTTTACTCTAGGAAGACCTGTACAAGAATT